CAGGCTAATGATCCAGCATTGCCACCAAATCTACCAGCGTGTGCCGTATGGTACAACCCAAGTGATGGTACTCTAAAGTACATCATGGATGGTACTTGCGCAAATCGTGACTTCATTTATTTCTTGTTTGATCCAACCAATCCACCAATTGGTACAGTTTGGTACGATACGCTAAACAAGAAGTACTATGTTTGGGATGGTGCAGATTGGAATCAAATCTATCCAATCATTTCCACCTTCGATCCATTCGTTATGTACAATGGTTACCTATGGTTTGACACTTCGTCTGCACAACAGTTGAAGCAGTGGAATGGTACAGGTTGGACAGTATTGCCTTATACAACTAAGAACCCAATGGTTCCACAGGGAACTCTATGGTACAATTCTGCTAATGATGAACTATATCAGTGGAATGGTTCGGCTTGGGTTGTTGCAACTCCGGTCATCACAGTTTCCTTGAAGCATCAGGTAGACATTCACGATCCGAATGTTAATGGTCGTGCTTACTTGTTCTTCTTGTTCAACACGGCTGGTTGCTGCCACCGTATTGAAATCTGGCCTGATACTGGTTCGCTTCTAGCAAGCGTACAACAGGGTGTTATTTACAATGAACCAATGGAAGGTGGCAATGGTGCATCTTCTGGTCCAATGTATAATCAATTGGGTGTTGGTACGGATGGTTCACCAGATGAACGCCGTGAACTAGCAGCTAAGATTCGTGCTATGTTGGGTTCGATGGGTGTTACCGTCGAATTGACCAAGGAACAAATCAACTATGCGATTGATAATGCTTTGATGAAGCTAAGACAGTATTCCAGCTATTCGACCAATCGCTATTTCTTCTTTTTGGATTTGAAGCCAAACCAGCAGACTTATGTTCTAGCTAACAAGTGTATCGGTTTCAATAAGATTACAGAAATCCGTGATATCTATCGTATGCAGGCTGGTTGGATCAGAACTGGTCTAGCTGGTAATGAATTGTTCGGTGTTGCAGCATTGCAGCAGCTATACACTGTCGGTACATTCGACATGTTGAGCTTCGCTCTAATGTCTCAGTACATGAAGGAACTAGAACAGTTGTTCGCTTCTCGTATCATGCATCAGTGGGATGAACAGACACGCGAATTGCGTTTGTATCAAAGAATCGTTCTAACAGAACGTGTTCTAGTTGATGCAACTGTAGAACGCAGTGAACAGTATTTGATTACAAGTAGACATACAGGTATCTGGTTGTTCAACTTTGCAATGGCAGAATGTAAGCTAATTCTAGGTCAGCTACGTGGTAAGTTCTTGAATCTTCCGGGTCCAAATGGTTCTACATCCATGAATGCACAGGATTTGATTTCTCAGGCACAAACTGAAAAGCAGGCTTTGGAAGAAGAATTGAAAGACCCAGCAATGGGCAACTACGAAAACGTAGGTCTATCTGCTCACTTTACAATAGGTTAATAAATGTCAACATGTATTCCATGCCAAAGAAACCGTCCTAACCCAACCCTTACCCCAGCACTCTCGGGTAAGGATTGTGGTATCGACACAAACACTGATGGTAACTGCTCTCTAAATCCAGATGGCAGTCCTATCGTCACGCCTACTGCAACTGGAAGCGGTTGCAATACTGGCAATGGTGCTTTGGACTATGTAAACAAAACCACTGGTTGTTCGCCATTTGATCTAAGTCAGGAATCCGATACTAACCTAATTACTGACTACATTGATGAACAGTTGAACATCGCTGGTGCACCACTTAACGTTCATAAGATGTTGGGTGTTTATGAACAAGGTAAACTTGTTGACTTGGCTGGTGCTGGTGCAACCATTGATAGCGGTTCGCTATCTGGTCATGGTGCTGACAATGCTTTCTATAAATTTGCTGAAGAATGGCATTCTGCTCAAACGGGTACAAGTGTTGTTGCTAAGGCTTACATCGGTTATGACTTTGGACCAATTCGTTTAGATAATGGTCGTGAACGTTATGGTATTGAAACCGCTATCAAGCACGACATTACATTGGTAAAGATCATGCAGGGTTGCGATTCTGTAAACCGTGTTAAGAAGGTTCGTCTAGAGCGTTCTCAAGATGGTGTCAAATGGTATGGTGCTGGTATCGGTGATACTGGTGACTGTTCTGGTTTGGTATCAATGTACTTTCCTAAAACTGTTCCATCCCGTTATTGGAGAATCCGTCCATTGGATTTCAATGGTGGCGTTAATGACTATTGGGCTATCCAAGCCTTAGAGTTAATGGATTACGAAAAGACGGATGTATCGAACATCCAAGACCGCATCTTGGGTGAGAATCGTGATGTGCAATATCTAAAAGACCCTATCGCCATGAAGTGCTACTATCAGCCGCTTGACGTAACAGCCAATGCTGCTAAGTTTGGTTTTATGCAGACTGCTGATATTTACAATATCTCCGTAAGCTTTGGTCAGGCTATCAATGCTCTTGGTCGTCCATTCGTCATCGGTGACATTATTGAATTGCCATCCGAAACCCAATACACACCAACCTTGACACCTGTTAAGAAATATTTGGAAGTTACAGACGTAGCTTGGCTAACAACGAGCTATACAGCAGCATGGGTTCCAACTATGCAGCGTTTGCTTGCAACCCCAGCACAGGCTTCTCAGGAAACACAGGATATCTTTGGTCCACTTACTGAAACCATTGATTCTACAGGACTTGTTGATATCAATGATGGTAGCAACCAGAAGTATCAGGACATTGCTAATCTTTCACAGACAGCTAAGTCCAAGGCCAACACGGCTGTTCCTGAACGTGGTCAGGATATGGCTGACGTTGCAACCATTACTCAGCCAGCATTGGACTATGCTAAACAGTATCCGGGTCTGAATTTAAATAAACTAAACATCAAGAAGAACCCGTACACAGAAGATGGTATGCCACCAAATGGTGAACCGTTCACCGAAGGAGACGCATTCCCTGCTAAACCTAAGAATGGTGACTACCACCGTTTGACATATTCCGACATTAATGGTAAATATGGGAAGGAGCTAGCACCCCGTCTATATCGTTATTCTTCAAGAAAAGCATACTGGATTCAGCTTGGCATTGATAAGCGTTTCATTGGCCGAAAGACCAAGCCTTTGCTTCAGGAATATATCGATCCTCAGTCTTCCACCGTTACCGATCCGAAGAAAGAGAAGAAAGATATACGCTGATTTGACTTTATCCCTGAATAGCGGGTAAACTATCTCTGGCAGTACGTAGGAGATATATGAATTTTCAAAAGCAGCGCGTTATCCTTGAATACCTTCTTTCCTCTAAAGATTTGTATGCAAGATGTTCCGGTATCATTAGTCCTGAATATTTCGATGTAGAGTTACGCAGAGCCGTACACTACCTAGAACAATACTATTCCGAGTACCACACCCTCCCCAAGCTTGACCGATTCAAAGCAGAATTTGATATGGACTTCGAACAGAAGTCCGTGGACATGGATGACTTCGCATGGATTTCCAGTGAAGTTGAAGAATTCGCCAAGCAATCCGCTATTAAAGAAGCCATCAAGAAAGGCTTAAAGAACATTACTGAAGGTAACTATGACGCTCTTGTACAAGACGTTCTAGATGCCGTTAAAATCACGCTAGACCGCGATGTAGGCATTGACCTATACGATGACACCCAAGCCAACCTAGAACGCGCTAAGAGAGCCGTAGATTTCATTTCGACCGGCATTGCAGAACTAGATGAAAAGCTTGGTGGTGGTTTGGTTCGTAAACAATTCACCCTATTCTCTGCTAACTCCGGTGTCGGTAAGTCGGTGATGATGAGTAACATCGGTGACAACATGGCAGCAGCCGGTTATCACGTTGTTTACATTTCACTAGAACTTTCCGAAGAAATGGTACTTACCCGTCTAGCATCTATCGCTACTGGTGAGAATGCCAAGGAGTGGAAGCAGAATATCCACAAGATTGCACATAAGATTAGTGACATTAAGGATGCTGGTGCAGGTTCTTACGTCATTAAGCGAATGAAGAACGGTTCTACTGCTAACGATATCCGAGCATATCTAAAGCAATACGAACTAATCTTTGAACGTAAGCCAGACGTAATCATTGTTGACTACTTGGATATCATGTCGCCTAACGGTGGTATTGGTAGCCTATCGATTTCTGAACAGGATAAGGCTAAGTCTGAACAGCTATACGAAATCGGTGTTGACTATGATGCAATCATGCTTTCGGCTTCGCAGCAGAATCGTGCAGGTATCCAACAATCAACCCCTGACCAAGCGGTTATCGCTGGTGGTTTCTCTAAGATCAATATCGTGGACAACTACATTTCCATTTACATGACACCTCAAATGAGACTTGAGGGATTAATGATGTTATACTACCTGAAGACTCGTTCATCTTCGGCAGTCGGTAGCAATTCAACAGTTAAATTTAACAGAGATACGCTACAGATTACTGACTTGGATGATGAAGGAAAAGCTAGGGCTGCGATTCAGCGACTATCTAACTTGAAGGAAATCAGACCGGATGGTAAGAAAAAGAAACCTGATCCAAAGCAGCCAGAAAAAGTAATGGGACCAGAGGTTATCAACGATGACATTCCGGGTTTGCCGTTCGCAACGGAAGTAAGAAGTAACGATGAAGTAGAAAGTCTAGACGACAATCCCGAATCGCTATTAGCCTTAATGGGTTTCATACACACGAAGTAAGAGAAAATTATGAATAGATCACCAATCATTGAACCAACAAAATTTTTATCGATGGACGGAAGTTCCGAACAGATCGAAGTCGATTCGCTACCGAAAGAACTACGTTTTGAAGTAGAAACGCTTGACAGAATTTCGCAACAGAAGCTTGATAAGCTAATGGCACTTGAAATTCTTGAACTTGCTTGGCATGCACAGAAAATGAAAGTCGCAGGGTTGCTAGGTCAGCATCTAGCTGCAAAGTCTCCCCCGAAGGAGGTATCCCATGAAGGAACCAACTGAAGAAGTCGCAGAACTATCTGAGGCAGAGTGGAATAAGCTTTCTGGCTTGATTAAGGAATACAATTCTTATGTTGAAGATCGTATCAAGACCATTATGGAATTTGACATTTGGTATGAGCATTCTACAACACAAGACTTCCCCAAGCATTGGTATTCCATGATACGTGAGTCGGGCAAAGCATAAATACAGGCATAAATTGGATAATTTATGTCTAAAGAAATAGCCCCAAAAAAGAAGCCTCTTGAAAACTTTTTTGATCTTCCGGTAACAACGGAAGATCAAAAAGAGGATGAAAAGAAAGACCTTGTAGTAGCCCCTGAGTATGACGAAAAAGATGATGATCTAGATCGTATGTACGAAGACATTCAGAAGCGTGCAATCACTGCACACGAAACAATGATGGATGAAGCAGAGGAAATTGAAGGTAGGTCTAAGGCCCGCTTCTATGAAGTTGCCAATGCTATTCTAGGTACTAGCTTGGCTGCTCTTGAAAAGAGAGCAAGACTGAAAGAGCACAAAGATAAGTTACAAGGTAAGGCCCAAAAGGACACGAGTACCACCAAGATTACAAATCAGTCAATCACTATCAATACCACTGATCTAATTAAACAGTTGAAGGGTAATGTGATTGAAGGTGAGATTGTATCGGACTCGGGTTCACAGGATAAAAAAGAATGAATAAACAGATACTTAGTAACACAACAGAAGATTTTATTTTGAAGTATAAGGCCGCATTCAAGGCCAAGCTAACTCGCGAACAGTTAGCTGATTATTTGGGTATGCTGCCAAAGTCTGTTCTAAGACGTAAGCAGGAAATTGAAAAGGATACTGGCTTTGGTTTGCCTGCTCTAAATTCGGTTCCGGTTGGTCCTGCTGCTACAACAGCCAAGATTGATGAATTCGAAGCTATTGTACAGCAACAGGCTGAAGCAATCCTGAAGGTCGAACGAGTTAACAATGCTGATGAAAGAACCAAAGTAACCATCGAAAAGAATAAGCGTTACGTTGTTACTTCAGCACAGAATGCAACGCCCATTAACGAACAGTTTCTAAAGTCTCTACAGAACTATTGTACTGTAAATAATGCTGAATTGATCGTTATACCTTATCGTTACAAGAACCCGACTTCCGTATGGAATGACAAGGATGCTCGTAATGAATGGTGGCATGCTTCTCTAAGTGATTACCTATGTGATTACGAACGTAAGGTTGGTAAGCAC